ATATAGTATTGTGATAATGTAGAAATTCCTATTGTGGATGATTCATAATTATAAGTTACTAACTCTCCATCATTAAAACCGTGATTTTTAAAATTGATAGTATGATTAGATGTAGATATTCCTGTTGGTTTGACAATCAATTTTCTATTAGTATATCCACTACCACTATTAATGATTTTAATTTCTGATATTGTATTTTTATATGAACTAGTTCTAAATTTATGAATTCCAGAATTATTATATGTACTAAATCCTACGGTATTAATGCCAGTCGAATAATCGGAAATGGATTGATACAATCTAACAGTTGTATTATTATCAACTTTTACATAATATGTTCCATTATTAGTTAAAGTTGAAGATGCAAGTCCAACACCAATTTCGGTGTTTCCATTAGAATTATAAATTACCGATTCACCATTGATTAAATTGTGATCGGTTAAAAATGTAAGTTGTGTGGTTGTACTGATACCACCAGAATTTGTAGTTGCTCTACCATCAAAAAATATTTCTCTTGTTCTTTTTGTAATAATTGGATCAAGAATAGCACCAGAACCATTTCCACCACTTACTCCAATTGATACAATTGAATTAATATCATAATCTTGAGAATCTATATAAACTTCTTTTATACTACCACTAATTACTGGTTGTACTAAAGCAGTTATTCCAACTCCAGATGAAACTGTTAGTAATGGTGGATTAATAACGTCATAGTTGGTTCCACCATTTAATACATCAATAGATTCCAATGGACCATAATAAATTTTATCATTTGATTTATAATTATTAATCTCTACACCATTAATTAACATTCCAGTTGTGCCTGGAATTGTTACTTGTCCAACTCCACTTGTAATATTTGTATTTAATGGAAATTTTTTAAATGTCTTTTGAGCACTAATTTGATTGGATCTCTGAGAGTAAATTGTAAATGTATGAGCACCACTTGCTGTACCAAACCCCAAATAATTAGATCCACCAATAAATGATCTAGAAGAATACATTCTAATTTTTTTCTTATCTGTTGATTGAATATAAACATAATAACTACCAGTTTCCAACCCAACCAAAGGACTCAATTCTGGTTGGTAATAAATTCTATCACCATCAATAAAATTAACTGGATCGCTAAATGTTATGGTTGAGTAAGTGCCGTCACCAACAGTATCTGTTAAAATTCCAACCGTACCATTGGGAATTGATGCGGTAGATGTATTTTTTGTTATTTCATAAGAAGGTAGTGAATTGGAAGCAGAATATGCATAATCTTGATCTGTATATAAATTTAATATATCCGATAAAATAGTATTATTTCCAAATTCAATTGGAACTACTGAACTACTTGCCGTATTAATTTTCCTTCTTAAATCATATTTTACTCCAGATATTGCAATAAATCCCACATTATTATCTAAAGTAACTGAATTTTGTAATTTGTTAATATTTGAAATATATGGTAGATCTACATTGAGAGATACTAAATTGTTAGTATCTTTCTCTATAATCTCAACTCTATCACCAACTTTTAAACTTGACTTATCAATTGGACTGGTCAGTGTAAAATTTCCGTTCTCAATCTTTTCTATTTGATATCTTGAACTAGTATTATATAACCAAGAATTTGCAAAAATTTCTTTATATGTTTTATTCTGTTCCGGATTTTTAATTAATTCTCCAAGATTTTTAACTGAAATTGTGTCACCTTCACTTACATCTAGATTATCAGATACCTGCACAAATTTTGATAATACACCAGTAAGTCTCAATTCAACTTTTTTAGTAGTATCTCCATTCTCATAACTGTAATAAATTTCATCAGATCTTATATTATCTGTAGAAGAAATTGTGGATGTAATACCAATACATCCAAAAAACTGATTGATACTCTTACTTGTGTAAGTGATGGTATTAATGCCTGATATGATTGTTCCAATTTCTGCAAATCCAATTGTAGAATCAACAGAAATTACAGAAGATCCAATAGAAACATTTTCAAGGCATTTTGTATTCGGTGTAATTGTAAAATTACCCTCAACCGCCGAAACATCATCATATCCAACAAATAATGAAATTTTAAAGTATTGATTATTATTTCTAGTAAATGGTTCTATTTCAGATACTGATGCGCTTGTAATATTATCAGCAACACCATTAATATATTTTTTAATGGTCTGTCCAACTAATTTGGAGGGATCTCCAGAGATTCTTTCTGCTATTGCAACTTGTCTCCTAATAAATCTTGCAGAAGATGGTTTAATTAAAAAATCTTCTAAATTTACAACCTTAGGAGTTACTCCATACAGAATATTAAATAAAATACGAAATGACTCATCCGTTCCCTTTGCTTGATAGAAAGATCTAGCGTTTTTTATAAAATTACCAACATTTAAATCAGAAACAAAATTAGCATATTCTAATCCTGGAGTTAATGTTATTTTTAACTTTTTATAAAATTCTTTTAAAAATAATGAGCTTAGATTTTGTACAGAAGATCCTGAAGTATGTGATTCACCTTTAGACTCGGAAAATACCAATTCTTCTGAATTTAAATTTGCATGATAACTAGTAATTCCACTAAATCCACGAATACATCCAGTAAATGTATTTGTGGTTATTCCAGTGTATGTAATAATTTCATCATCAATTTTCAAAAGTCCATATTTTGGAGGAAACCCCTTTGTACTTGTTACTGTAACGACTCCAACGGTAGATGTAATGTTGGTGCTGAGACCAACATTACCTACAACGACTTCGGGAGTTAAGTTGTCAAGTTTTAAATATTGATCTAAATTTTCTGCAATATCTACAGGGCCGCCATAATATTCTTGAGAAATATAATATTGCTTTAAAAATTCTACAGCATTCGGACTTTCATCCAGCATAAATTCTGGAAGTTGATTTTGAATTATTTGCTGTACTTTTACTCTAGATTCAAATCCAATTCCTATCATGCTACACTCTTATTAGTTTATCGTTTTGATAACTTGACGTATAAAAATCTCTAGAAAATACTGTTCCAGAAATCTCATCTCCCGAAGAAATTACGTCTCTTACCATATTTATTGTACTTTTTTGAATATTAAAAACTAAATATAAATCTTTCAATCCAATGGCATCATTTGATTCTGGAAATGCTTGTATTTCAATAATATCATTTGGTAAAGATGTTGAAATGATGTTAATTGTTGTTAATTTGATTTCACCCCTAATATAGTCTACAGTACCTGCAGATTGGACAACAATTCGAGTTTTCAACACCGAAGCAGTGCCAACACCAGAAATAACTGGATATGGACTCACGATTGAAATTATTCCAGTTCCAGTTAAAGTTCCTTTGGAATCTTTAGATGGTGTATCAGTTAGATATACTACATCCGATTCGTTGGAAATTTTAAACCCAGTAGACCTTATATTATATCCTTCTGGATTAATATGAAATTTATTACCAAAACACAATTCATATTGTGCAAATTGATTTGGTAATACTTTAAGATCTCTTCTTATTCTGACTTTAGTGATATTTGATGTTATTGACGTATCAGTATTATCAATAATTTGGAGAACTTTACTGTACTTAAATCTTCCTCCAAATTTATTAAAATCCAATGAATCTGAATATTTTTCTAAAGAATTTGATATTTTAGTCTTTAAAGAATCTACCGAAGATATCTGAGATATGTTGTAATAAATTGAAGAATCAATCTCAACATATAATATTTTAAGATCAATTATTTTTTGATTAATTCCAGAAATGCTATATTGTTTTAGTTCATTTTTGATCAATTCTTTATTGAAATCTGATACATAAGTTCCATTTTTTGGTTTAATACTTATAACAACATTACCATATTCGGGTGGTTCTAATTCCTCACCACCAATAATTGCAACAGATTCTGCATCTGGGTATATTTTTTTAATAATTACTTCATAATCTCTTGCAGTTACTGCTCTGTACTGTGCAGAATAAATTCTTGGTGCAAAATATTTAATTGAGTCAATATTTTCAATTTCTCCACCATTCTGAGAAGACTGATCAGTAGTAACGGTTACTGTTCCCAATGATACTGCTTGATCCAAAGATGATCTTAAATTTCCTTGAAAAGAAAAATTTGAACATCCGTTTCCCTCTCTTCCATTAGTTACAATATAATTCGCTGTTATAACTGCATTATTATCTAATTTTTTACCAAATCTTCCATCACCAAAAAGAAGTTCATATTTTTCATCCTGAACTTCTTGTATTAAATAAATTTCGGATGTTGAGTCAATATTTAAAATATTTTCGACCAATGAATATTCCGAACCAAGTCCACTATCATTAATACCCTTAACATAAACAGAAATTGTTGAAGTATCGATATTTGGATTATCTAAAAGAAATCTTTGGGACAAAGATCCATCAACGACAAATTGTTTTGTTAAAAATGTTCCTTGGTAGACTGTGATACTATTAAAACCTACAGTATTATTTACTACTGGGCGAGTAATATTTTCTGGTACGGAAAAAGTATATGAGGTATTATCTGCACTCCCAACACATACTAGACCTGCCTTTAAGGTGACTGTTGGTGTTATTGAATCAGTTGTACCACTAAATGATACAACTGCCTTAGAACAGTTTCTGGAGCGTGGTACATAACCAATATTTCTTGCAAGTGAAACTACATTTTCTCTCAGTGTTGCAGAATCTAAGAAGGATTCATTCACAATCATATTTGAGTTGAATGCTGTAATATATGTGTTATATGCTAAAGTATCAATTAAGACAGAAAAATTAGATCCTTCAAAGTCAAAATCCGTGAATGTAGGATTGGCACGAAGATAATCTTTTATAGATGTCTTTATTTGATCAAAATCTAGATTTGTAAATTTAGTAAAAGGCATTTTATCTGGTTGCCTCTAGTAGGAATGTAAATTGTTGTGTTGGGATTTCTTGCCCGATAATATCAAATACGATAGAAACTTCAAATGAATTATTATCTGGTTGGGGATTTACACTTACTTGAACATTATTGACTCTTGGTTCATAATTTTCAATTGTAGTTTCAATCTGAGTTTGTATAATTGATGCAGTACCATAATCACAAAATTCAAATAAACTACGATATACATCAGATCCAAGTAAAGAGTTGAAGAATCTTTCAGTTGGAATTGTTTCTACTAGATTTCGAATTGATCTGGAAATTGCACGTTCATTTTTAAGTATAGGTAGATCCTTTGTCACCGGATGGGGTACAAAGGATAAACTAATATCTTTAAATGATCTAGATATCCTTTGTACTGCCATTCTGTGATTAAATTTCTATATTTTATTTATGTTGATTTCCATGAAGAACCATAATTTGGTTCTGTACCGTATTCCCAGTCATCATAGTCGTCATCATTACGAATTTTTTCATGCAATTCTGTTTGTTTTTTGAGATTATGTTTTGGTGCATAATCGTGCATGACTTCTTGAAGGACTCTTTTTTCAGAGTTTTCGGATTCGAATAACATTTTTAGCTCCTGTTTTTTTAAAAACAGAACTTTTATGAAGGAGGTTGCTATCTCCTATTCATATTTAACGATTAATTTCACGCAATGCATAATTATCAGAATTTAAATATTTTAATAGTTCTAATACAATTAACATTGGATTTCCTTCACCACAAGTATAAACATCTATTG